ACAGGAGGTATAGAAGTTGGTAAGATGTATTTTTTATCTACGGAGCATCTACTCCTGGACTTAAATTTTTTGATACTCAACCATTGACGTATGTTACTGAAGTAAGTTACAGTAAAAATTATTTCATTGGAATAAATTTGCATTATATTAATAGGCAATATAGGGAAGGAATAGCAAAAAGCCTAATAAATAATTCAGATACCGTAAGTGTACCTCGTAATAGCATTCATCGTTACTTTTTTTCTGGAGTTGGAGGGGGATTTTTGAGAGTTCCCGAAAAGGATTGGCCCTCCGTTTCAATATTACCAACTGAAAAATTTGTTGATACAAGGGGTCAACCATTTCCAAATCACAAAGCTTGGAGTAAACCTTAAGTGACATATCAAAATATTTCACCAGTACCATACTTTACAAAAAATTCTGTAAATTATAATTTACAGTACAATAAACGTACTGGTGAAGTACAACTCATTCAACAAAATGCTGCCACTGGGACACCAGCGATTTATACGGATGGTAAATGGAATTCTTCTAGTGTCAATTCTTTATCAATATCTTCACAAGAACAACAAACAATACACGAAAATATTCAAACTTCTGTAAGAACTTCGTTTAGGGCTTTAGGTGGAACTTCTGCTGGTTTAGTTCTACCTGCTTGGGCCCAACAACAGAATCAAGGACAACCTCCGGGTCAAAGTACATCAACTCCAAGTCAAAGTGTTTCGAGTAATTCTACAAGTCCGGGAAACATAGGAGCAGCATTTGGAGCACTAATAAACCCAAGTGAAGCTATAAGAGAAATAGCAAATCAAGACTATGGAGCTGGAAATGAAGCTAAATTACTTTTCAAAGGATTGAAGTATCCAATTGATATGAATTCCAGAAAACAGGATACTCTCTTTATAAGTCAATTTGAGTATGCTGCTCCAGCTGGAGATCAACTTCTAAATGGAGACTTTTCAAGTATTATTCAAAATGGTTTACAGAGAGGTAGTGATTTTAGACCAGAAAAAGTTATAGGAACTGTAACTTTTCCTATGCCTTCTAGTATCTCCGAAACCAAGGATGTTGGATGGGGTCCAGATCAAATGAATAATATTAGTGCTGGAATGATGGCAGATGTCATAAAAAATCCAGGACAATATGCAGCAGCAGGTTTAGTTGGCGCTGGGTTGGGTGCTTTTATTAGTAGTAAGATGGGCGGCAGTGTTGCTGGTGGAGCAGGATCTGGAGCATCCGCAGGAGGTCAAACACTTGCTTATGGTAAACTCCTTAACGAAGCAAGTGCCACAGCAGAAGGGAGAGGTTTAATGGGAACCATTGGTGTTCAAAAACTTCTTCAAATGGCTCAATTTGGAACTGAAATAGAAACAATATTGGCTAGAGGTGCAGGAATTGTTCCAAATAATAATTTAGAGTTGTTATTCAACGGACCCCAATTAAGATCTTTTGGTGTTAGTTATAGACTAACAGCAAGAAGTAGAGATGAAGCGATGATGATTAGGAGAATACTCAGATTCTTTAAACAAGGAATGTCACCAAAAAAGAGATCTGGTAGAGGTGCAGGAGGAGCATCTTATTTTCTTAAAACTCCAAATGTATTCAAATTGGAATTTAAAACAACAACTGGAGAAAATAAAGCAATCAGTAGATTTAAGACTTGTGCGTTGGTTTCTATGCAAACAGATTATACCCCAGATGGTTTCTGGGTTGCATATGATGAAGGTCAACCAGTTTCTACAAGAATAACCCTACAATTCGCAGAACTTGAACCAATTTATGATGTCGATTATCAAGATACAGTCAACTCACAAAGAACAGATCTTTCTCCAGTTGCTAACGACGCAGTAGGTTACTAATATGGCATACTTTACAGAACTACCAAACGTTGAATATGTAAATAGATTTCCAAATACGAAATCTAATGATGAAACAACTTTAGCAAAAAATATATTCAGAAGAGTAAAAGTAAGAGAAGATTTAATATCAGTTTTTGCTGGATTTGAATATTATACTATTGTTGAAGGAGAGAGACCAGATCAAATAGCAGAAAAACTATATGGAGATGCAGGTCTTGATTGGGTTATCTTAGTTTCAAATAATATTATCAATTACTACGATCAGTGGCCATTAACTGTAAATGAGTTTAATAACTATTTAATCAGTAAATATGGAACTGAAGATGCATTACAGGAGATACATCACTATGAAACTATAGAATTAAGAGATTCATTTAATAGAGTTGTACTTCCAAAAGATTTAATTGTAGATGAAACATTTTATAATGCTCCAGAATATGAAACAATCACAGAAACTCCTCCTGGAATCACATTTCCTCCGATTTATTTAAATCCTGTTGTTGCAATTACTTCATGCATTATAGAAAGTGGTGGAGTTACAGAAATTGATATTATAGAAGAAGGTTTTGGTTATAAACAAGTACCAAAACTAACCTTCTCAGAGCCCACCATCACAAGTTCAGCGTCAGCATCTGTTGGAATTCAAAGTTTTAGGGTATCTTCTGTTACATCATTAACTTCTGGATTTGGATATAAATCTGTACCTGTAGTATCCATTTCAACGGCTCCAACTTCAATCCAAGCAGTAGGAGTTAGTTCTCTAGGTCAAACAGAATTCACTGGAGGTACAGTAGTAAGTGTAGAAATTACTAATTCTGGATGTGGATATGGATTAACTCCCCCATCAGTATCCTTCAGTTTACCACAAAACTTTATCTCAAATACCATCTACAGAGAACAATCTCCAGTTTCTGTTGGAAATCAAATAGAAGGGATGTATGTAAAATCTGATGGATATAAAGTCTATACTGCAAGCACTATAGGATCAAATCTAATTAAAGAATTTACGTTGTCTACAGCTTGGAATATTACAACTCTTTCTTTATCTTATGAATTAGATGTTAGTGCAGTATTCGGTTATTGTACTGGAATAGAATTTAGTCCAGATGGAACTAAAATGTTTGTTACTGGTGGACTTAGTGGTAATTTCTTTGTTGCTGCTTATAATTTATCCACACCATGGTCAATATCCACAGCAACATATGTAAATCAAACTTCATTGACAGCTCCTGGTGGTGTTAGATTCAAGTCTGATGGTTCTAGGATGTATTCATTAAACATGGACTCCCCAGATTCCATTGAAGAATATACATTATCATCGGCATGGAACGTTACAACGAAATCTTTCGTAGCCTCATATAATATAGAAACACCAACAGGAGACAATGAGATTATTGGATTTTCTTTCTTGAATGGTGGAAATAAAATGTATGCAACTGGACTATCAAACTCCACAGTATATGAATTTAATTTAAATTCCTGGGACTTAACAACCTTAACATTCAGTAGTTTCCTATATGTTGGAGATAGAATTCCAAATCCATCCGATGCATTTATAAGTTCAGATGTAGAACACTTATTGGTATCTGGTGGGTCTGGAGATTCTATATTTGAATATTCCATAAAAGTCAGAGCTAAAGGAACCGCAAACTTAGTTAATGGATCTCTTAATTCCATTACTATTTCCGAAGTTGGATTTGGATACACGACAGCCCCATCGGTAACGATTGGTGCTCCATATCCAGCAGTAAATGCAACGGCAACGGCTACAGTAGTTGATGGATCTGTATTGTCTGTCAATATTACTAATGCTGGATTCGGTTATACTATCGCACCTACGGTCACGATTGCTCAAGCACCAACTTATTCAAGAGCAACAGGAATTGCTTCAGTAGTTGATGGAAAAATATCAGCAATTACAATTACTTCTCCAGGAGAAAATTATGATAACCCTCCGTCAATAACTTTTGATATATCACCAGAACAGGTTCTCAATGTAGAAGTTGACGAAACTTACACTCAAAATAACAAAATTTGGAAATGGAATGGAACCGCATGGCAAGAACAAATCACAAGACCATTCCAATTCTTAGATGGATTGAATATAATTAGTGTAAATGGTAGTGGTATTTCCAAACCGATAACGAATTTGGAATATGAATTAAGATTAAACGAAGAAAAAACTTTAATTATTGTACCAAAACCATCATATATTTCTACTATTATTGATGATCTAAAGAAAATTATGAAGTATAATAAAGATTCTGAAAACGTAGTTTCATCTAAATTAAAGAGAACTTATAATCCTAAATTTACTGGAGTATAAAAAAACCCTGGCTTCCAAAAAAGCCAGGGAATTTTTTTCGGACTATTTTTCAGCTCTCAGCTAGTTTTTGAAAGTAACTCAGAGCATCATCTGCATCTTCATCATCTTCCTCATCACGAGACACTGGTTTAGAGATTTCAAAGGAAGGAGTAGACCGCTTAGGAGAAGGTTCTCCACGACGTTCGGCTTCCCACTCTTCTTCTTCTGCAACTACTTCAGGGTCTTGATTCTTAGGGACACCACGAACCCCCAGAGTGTAGTCTAGGCGCTTCTTCAGTTCTTCATAGGACTTGAAGTTCTTTGCGTCACTGAACTCATTGAGATCGTTCAGGTTCTTGTAGATGCGTTCCAGTTTGTCATCATCATCCGAAAGTGCAGAAGGACGATCAAACTCAGACTTATCATAGTTCCAGTAACCTTCGACCTTACGGATCTTCAGTTTGAAGTTAGCACCAGCCCAGAAGTCGAAAGGATTAATAGCTTCCTCATCTGCAAACTGTGGTTGCATCGCTTCGGTAATCTTGTCAAAGATTTTCTTACCGAATTTATAAAGGAATACACGACCTTCGTTCTCAGGGTGTGCAGGATCACTCACCACATAGATGTTGGCGTAATAAGAGAGTTTGCGTTTTTGTTTCCGAGCAATCTCCTTATCACGATCAGATCCAGAGTTCCACAGAACACGATTGTGTTCAGACACAGGATCTTTTTGTCCCAGAGTTGTCAGAGAGTTTTCGATGTACCAACCACCAGGACCTTGGAAAGCATGACTCCATACTTGGGCCCAAGGAAGTTCACATCCTTCGGGTGCGGGGAGGAATCGGATAACTGCATAACCATTTCCGGCTTTGTCTACTTCAGGTTTCCAGAAACGTTCATCAGATCCACCTTCTCCACTATTCAGTTTTTCGACTTGTTTGATCAATTTTTCAGTCAGCGAACCAGCGCGGGACTGTTTCTTGAGATCAGCAAAAGACATTTGTATTCTCCGTATTGAGTGTATTTGGCCTTTGGGACGACTTTAGTTTACCGCAGTGAACTGGGGATGTCAAGCCCCATCTAGAATTATTTTTTCTTGGTTGGTTTCGTTTGAGGTTCATTACGAACGTAAACTTTTTGTTTACCAAACTGTTGTGCAGTAATATTTGGTTTTCCAACCACATCTCTTGCAGTCGAAAGAGAAAGATCATAACTAGTTTTCTTATTGTAATCTCCTGCAGGCCCAAAATTTCCAGTGTCTTGGACAGAAGTTTTTGCAACGGGTGTAACTCCAGGAGCTCTAGTCATGTGAAGTTTAGTTCCAAATGGTGTAGATGGTTTGGAACTAGTTTTAGATGCATAAGGAACTGCAACTAATTTTTGTTTGTCATCAAACTTATGTCCACTAGCGGTTAGTGATCCAGGAGTATCTGCCTTACTATATGAACTTACATTCACTGGTTTCCATCCATATCTCTTTTGTTCATCACCAGTATGAGCTCTTTGAGTAAATTTTCCTGTTGATTTATCAAGTACTCCTGGTTGATAGTTTTTATAAGCAAGAACTTGTTTATTTGGTTTGGGTTTTGGTTTTTGACCAAATCCAAATAGTTCTTGTACTTGATAAGCTTCTGTGCAGAATTGTTTGAAAGTCTTCATTAGTCTTTAGGCATTTCTTCTGGATTTTCTAGAGCCACCTCGAAAAGAAGTGGATGACATAGTTCATCAATCAGATAATTAGACCACCTATACATATCTTCAGATGTGTATGAATAATTATCTTCAGCTTCCATTTGAATATAAGGATCTTGTTGCATAATTAAAGGAATATCATCAAATGTAAAAGGAATTCCATTGATGAAATACATGTCTACAATCTCACCATTGTGATAACAATATGCGGAGGTGATTTTGTAGTGGTAGGACATGTTATTCTATTTCTGCAATTTTATCTAGTCTTTCTAGAGTATTTTCCATTTCAGAAAATAACTCATTGACATTATTACCATTAAACCCAAGAAACTCTGCAGCTTCTTCAATTCTTTGTTTCATTTCTAGTGCTTCTGGGTCATCAGAAAGTGAGAGACGAAAGTATAAATTCTTCTGTTTCTCTAGAAAAGTTCTCATCAGTTCTACATGTTCCTTCTTTTCTTCCCTATTCATCATGGGAGCTTTAAAGGTTTCTCTAATAATACGTTGTTGAAGTTCTTCCATCTCTTTGATGGATTCTCTTACAATTTCGGATTGAAAAAATCCACTCACAATACAATCTCCTTTAGTGTCTGTGTGTACTTTTCCTTATCAATATTTAGGAAAGACTTGTATTTTTTTATACGCAAACTGACGGATTCCCACACAGGATCTAGTAGTTTTTTATCAAATTTTTTAGAAAAATTTAGGATTATATCCATTATAACGAAAGTTTCTATGGATATTGCGTTTTGTAGATATTTTTTAAGAATATCTGGGTGAGATGAACCTTTAATCTCAAATAATGAATCAAAAGAATCTTTATGTAGAAACACTTCAGCCTCAGTTTTGAAGAGATAAGAAAGACTTTGTGATCTTTTTAACCAGTTGGTGTAATTTTTTTCACCTGACTCAATAATTTCACCGATCCAGAGTTTAGAAGGATCATCACATTCTACAAAATTAGCCAAGAAGTATTGACGGATCTCGTCATCAGATTTCTGACGAGACATACGTTCAAAGAAGTAACGATCTTTCCTTTTGTTAAAGGACTCTGTTGAAGCCCTGGACTTTCCGCAATATTGAAAATAATCGTAGTTTGGTTTAGTGAAATGATTCTTGAATGCCAGGTATGTTTTATATACCTCTATTGGCGTCATCAGAATACTAATTTAGCACGACTTGTTTTTTTAAGAAAATTAAGTTGGGTTGCTTCGTTTCTTAATTTTTCTTTTAGTGGTTTAGAAATTAACTTTGATATCGATTCAAATTCAATTCCATTTTCTTCACAATAGGTTACAATAGCCTCTATGTAATTAATTTTAGATGTCATTACAAGATACTCGATATCCTGTGCAAACTTTGACTGACAAAGAAACTTTTCTTTTATTAGTGAGTCTACTTGTTCAGTATTGTTATACATAGGTTTCTGTTTTGTGAGTGACGAACTCTCGGATGTATTTGGTAAGAAGTTTAATATAGTGATCCTTGTTTCTTTTTTCATAGACAAAACATTCTCCATTGTCAGCGACCATAATTGTAATCAATTTTTTAACTGGAATACCAGTCATTTCATAATACATGCAAGCATATGCTGTTTCCTGGACAAAATAATTTTCAATCCATTCTTCTGGTTTTATTTTCTTTGAAGTCTTGAAGTCAATAACTGCGAGCTCCCCTTCGTACTCTGCGATACAATCAACTCTGCCCGCAAGTCCGAAATAGTCACTATAGAGCGACTTTTCCAAAGCATGTATATTATTTATACGATCAAGATAAGGTTTTGCCGCAAGAAATAGAAACTTCGTTACAGGAAGAGGATTGTATTTGTCAATGTCTTCATTCAACAAATACTTTTCAACAATGTCATGAAATTTTGTTCCTCGATCTGTTGCAACCTTAGTGATCTTATTGGCTTCTTCTTCACCAACTTTCTTACGCCAATCAATGAATTTTTGTCTTCCGTAAAAACTAGTTACGGAAGTGATTGAAGGATATAATTTACCAGAAGGGACTCTGTAAAAACGAGTCCCTTCAATCATTTCTGCTTGTAAATCAACTTCTTCTTTTAAATAATCTAAATGAACGAACATTACATACCTAGAGCCAATTTAGTAACAATGTAGTTTTTGACTAGTCCAGAACGAACAATATCATCAACTCCAAATTCAACCATTGAGAAATCATATGTCATTGCACGAATAATTTTCATGAAATCAATAATTCCATTTCTTTCATTGGTTTTAATTAAGTCAGATTGAGTTGCGTCACCACAAAAAACAATCCTACTATTTTCACCAATACGAGTAATTATACTATCTAATTCATGGAAGTTCAAGTTTTGCATTTCATCTACAAGGACAATTGCATTATCAAGAGTAGTACCACGAATAAAACTTGTAGACCAGAATGAAATTGTTTCTTGAGCTTTCAGATTACCATAGAGCATTTCAAAGTCTGCATCTGATGGAAGTTCAAACATGTACTTACACATGTTCTTATAAGGAATTTGATAAAGACTAGACTTATCTTCATGGTCTCCTGGAAGGAAACCAATTTCACGAGTAGCAACAAGAGATCTTACAATGTAAACTTTTTCATAAGGAGTTCTTTCATCAAGAACGTCTCTAAGAGCAAGGTACAATCCTACAAATGTTTTACCAGTACCAGCAGCACCATAGGCAAAAACATTCTTTCCTTTTTTATATTCATCAAAGAATAATTTTTGATTGTCAGTTAGTGGAGAAATGTCCACCATCAAATCCGAATTAATGGGCTTTTTGCGCCTCATTTGTTTGGCACTCATTCCGACTCCAATGTTGCCAGTTGATGATTTTCTTGATCTTGCCATTTAGAGTTTTTTTACAGTAGAACCAGGTGCTTTTGAGGCTTTGTGGAGAACATCATTCCAGCCTGGATTTCTGGAGATCAGTTTATCTTTCCACTCACCGACTTCACCGACAGAAGCACATCCTTGAGACCAATCTTTGTCCCAATTAGGATTGTCCTTCCTCCATTGTTCATAGTCTTTCACAGACATTACGAGTTCTTGAGTTTCGCCAGTTTCAAGATTGATTACAGGATATGTGGGCATAAGATAATAATGACTATGAGTTTATTTATTGGGTTATTTTTCGAGCAATGTAGTTTTGATTATCTACTTGTTCTACATTCCATTTTACCACAGGATCAACATAAAAGTCATCTCCTTTATATCTTTTGTACTTTTTCATATTAAGTACAGTATGGTGAGATAATATTGCATAGTCGATATAAGAATCAACATCTCTAGATTTTTTCACCAAAAGACTTTCAAGATCTTCTTTAATTTGTTGATTGGTGTGATATGCCTCAAAATTTTCTATTCTCTTTTTATTGTCATGTGAAAGAGTAAAAGCTGTTTGATGTGTGTGTCGTATTTTTTTATGTTTTAATCCACATAAGAGAAGTCTATTTACAATTTCATCGTCTTCCCAAGCTACAAACTCTCCCATATTTTCATTATACCCACCAATTTTTTGGTAGTTTTTTCTAGTAACATATAAAGTTCCCCATAGAGGTCTATAACATGGATGTGGTGGATTATACATTCCACTTACAAAACATGTATCATCTACTTCATATTGTTTGAAAAAATTATAGTATGGATTCAAAATTGTATCCGAATCTAAGTTTAATATATTATCTCCTTTAGTCAAGCTAAATGCGAGATTTAATGACTGAGTTTTGTTAAAGTATTTTTGATCTGGAACATAAACTCTTTTTATTTTCTCACTAATCTTCAAGAGATGATCTGAAGACTTATCAGAACTCCAGTCTACGAATACAATTTCATCAATTTCATCAAATAAAACCCAAGAATTTATGGATACACTAAGAGGATCTACCCTATTCATGCAAGCAGAAATTACCGACACACTCATTTTTAACTTTTAGATATTTGTAGGCTCAATTTTCTTTAAAATCTGTTCGACATCATGTAGTTCTTCTTCTACATTTTCTACTTCTTCAGAGTTATCTTGAACTTCTTCTTCATCATCACACTGAATCTCTTCCATAAGTCTTTCCAACTCAGAAAAAGTTTCTTCCTCTAAATTTTGAAGTTCATGAAGTTTTTCTTTTTCAAAAGCAACATCAACTTCTAATTCGATTTTGTTATTCAGTTCTTCCAACTCTTCTGGTTTATAAAGTTCTTTTTTCTTAGCTAAAAAGACACCAGGGAGAACTTCTTTAGTTTTCCAGTCAAATAATTTATATCGATAATAGCCTTTCCTATCATCTATATGTCTTTTAACGTTTGGATTATTAATAAAGTTTTTAACTCCAAACTCATGCATGTTTTTCTCTTTATGTTCTCTAGCCAAATGAGAATATTTTACTAATTGAACAGATGGATCTAACAAACCTAACATACCTTGAGGATGTTCTTTACCAGTAGTTTCTTGATAGATCTCAAATGCATTCTCATCAAATTTTTCTGAAGACTCTTCATATCCTTCAAAATTTTCTACCCTAACCCTATCTGGATGTGGAATATGGATAGCAGAAAGAACTTTTAAATGAATTGGTAACGCTTCCAATCCAAAGGTTCTTAGGCGCATTACTAATTCATCATCTTCAACAGCATAATATTTACCCATCTTTTCATTAAATCCATTTACGTTAATAAAGTCTTCTTTTCTAACATAAAGAATTCCCCAAAGAGGATGCACACAAGGATCATCAACTTTATCATTAATTCCAGTATAAAAAATACCTTTTCGACCGAAACTATGGATATTAAAAAAATTATAATAAGGATTTAGGATATGATCACAATCTAATTTGAGTATATTTTCTTGTGTTGCAAATCTAGCTGCAAGATTTAATGGTTGCGATTGATTGAAATATTCTTCATTATTAACTCTAATGACTTTGATTCTAGAACTCAAAGAAGCTAAATGATGAATAGGTTGATCAGAACTCCAATCAACAATAATAATTTCTTTTACTTCGTCAAATAACAACCAAGAACTCAAAGAAATTTTAAGAGCATTCAACCTATTTTTACAGGCACATATAATAGATACAGACATTTTATTGGCTCAACTCCATAATTGAATAATCTAAACTATGAATTTCTTCTGGATTTATTTCCTTTTTAACCATGTTTCCATCTTCATTATATTCTACAATCCACTTATCTTTATTTGAATTGTCTACAATTGTGCATGTTGTCCAACCATTGTCTTTGGATAGGGCTTGTGTTTGATAGTACATGATTATACCTCCTATAGGGGCAATTTTATATAGTTACCATTCCAGTGCTTCAGCCACTGAAGGGAACTGTTCTTTAAAGACTTCTTTGCAAGCCAAGGCAATATCCATGTGTTCTTTTTGAGTTCCATTTTCAGAACGCAGATTGATATAATGAATCCAACTACGGCAAGAGCCAGACATGTAGATACGTGTAGGTGTAGCCAAGGGAAGAACAAAACGAGCACACTCCTTTGCAACACCATGAGAAAGAA